AGCAACTGCAACCTCTGAGCAAGACGCCCAACAACAAGGGGCACAAAAAAGCTTTACTCAAGAAGAAGTAAACGAGCTCATGGGTAAGCTCAGACGAGAAACAAAATCTAAGTACGCAGACTATGACTCGCTCAAAGAAAAGGCTGCAAAGCTTGATGAGCTAGAAGAAGCTCAAAAAACAAGCGAAGAAAAGCTACAAGAGCGTCTCTCACTTCTTCAAAAAGAAAATAACCAGCTAAAGGAGCAAGCACAACACGCGAAGTTAGCTCAAAAGGTTTCGCAAGAAAAAGGAGTACCTGCTCACTTGCTCACAGGTTCTACTGAAGAAGAAATGCAATCGTGCGCGGATGCATTGCTTGCATGGAGTCAACATAAGCCCGTGGTATATCCCAAGGACAAAGGCGGCGCTTCGTCTGCAAAGATGATTAGCCGTGAAGATATTACCAATACAAAGGATCGCGTTGCGCGTGTACGGATGCGCTCGCAACATCTTGACCTTTACAGAGAAGACTAGGAGTTTTTATTATGGCAGTTGTAACTAACACTACTTTATCTCAGGACATGGCAGAGTCTCTTTCTATTGAAATGATTGAGAACTTCCGTGGAGAATATGACCGTTTAGCAGAGCTTTTAGGCGCTTTTAGCGTAGAAACTCGTCCTGCAGGCGCAGCTATCAATCAATTTAAGGTTGAAGGCAAATTAAACGATGCCGCTACAGGAGATGCATCTTCGGGAGACGCTTACGTAGAAGGCGATACAGTTGCCCTTTCTAAGTACACACTTAAAAAGGTACCTTTTGGTGAGCTTACCCTTAAGCCTTACCGTAAAGCCACATCTGCTGCTGCAATTCTTAAAGCAGGCGTTGAGAAGGCAGTCCTTGATACCGACCGTAAGATGCTTTCAAACCTGCGCTCAAAGGTTATCAGCTCATTCTTTGCAGCTCTTGCAAACGGTACCGGTACCGCTAAAGGCGACGGGCTTCAAGGTGGTATTGCCTTAGCTGACGCGGCGCTCTATGACAAGCTTGAGGATAACAACGATGCTTCCGATGGTTTTGTCCACTTCATTTCTCGCCAAGACGCGGCTGAGTACCTCGCAAGTGCAGAAGTCACTATGCAAAACATGTTTGGTCTTACGTATCTGACCGATTTCCTTGGTGCCCAAAACGTATTTATCACCAATAAGGTGCAAAAAGGTCAGGTTATTGTTACACCTAAGGAGAACATCAAAATCTACGGTGTAGACCTAGCCGAGCTCTCTCGTGCTGGCCTTGATTATGTCGCTGATACAGATGGCCTTTTAGGTGTTGCACACGACGCAAAGCATGAAAATGTTTCCGTCCAAACACATGCGCTTCTTGGCTGCATGTTTGTACCTGAGGTAACCGATTACATTGTTAAAGGTACTATCAACGCTAAAGCAGCAGCTAAGAAAGAGTAAAGCAGGTGCCACACATGCAATACGCAACAGTTGAAGAGTACCGCTTAGATTCTGGGGATAAGGTGTCCGATGCGCAACGCGTAGACGCTATGCTCAAACAGCAATCAAGCAAGCTCCGCGCACTGTGCGCAATTGCAGCAGATGAAAAACTACCAGAGGACGCGCTTACCTTAGCGCGTCTTTTGGTTACTGACGCTGTGAAAAAAGCACTTGCGCAAACGGCTCTTGAAGGTCTTGGACAAATCAGCGGCGTAAAGCAAGCAGGTTTTTCTGTTAATGGCTTTCAGTCAAATATTACGCTTGCTAACCCCTCAGGCGCTGCTTACTTCGACCGAAGTACGCTCCGCGCGCTGAAAAAGCTCCTGCATAAAGGCCAACAAGCGAGCTTTGGTTACTTTGGAGGTTAGCATGTTTACCGAAAGCGTGGTTGTATTCCACCGAGACGATAGCGCAGTTAACGAGCTTGGCGAAACGGTTACAAAGTGGACTCCAGAAAAAGTTTCAGGTGTTGTTGTGCGGCCTCAAACGCCAGAAGACGAGAAGAACACGTTGATGCCAGACGGCATTAGGATTCGTTTTCGTCTCGCGTTCCCAAAGACGTATGCACAAAGTCTTGAGCACTGCAGAATTGCGCTTCCGGCTCGTGGTATGAGCGAAACAGATGCAGATGCAGCATATATCGTAGTGGGCGCGCCACAGCACACAATGCCTTGCCCTACGCTGTGGGATATGATTTGTGAGGTGGGTAAGCACGATGGGTGAGTTTTCCGAAGTTAGCCTTAATATGAGCGGGATTAGAGAAATCTTAAAAGGCGGCGGTGTCTCATCGGCCTTACAAGCAGCAGGTGACAAAATCGCTGGTTGTGCTAATGCAAACCAAAGAGTAGTAAAAAGCTTAGAGGTGCCCGCTTACCGGGCAAGCGTTGACGAGACTCGCCATACCAATGTAGCCCGCGTATTCACTGCCTCTCGTATGGGTAGGCTTGATGAGCTCAAAAATAAAACGCTTGAGAACTCGCTGCATCAGGGATAGGAGACATAGCCTATGAACATATTAAGCGCGATTCATTCACAACTATCTCAAGGTTTAGGTGTCCCTGTTGGCTTAGCAGTTCCTGCAAAACGTCCCACGCGATTCATCACCTATACGTATTCAGGTGGGCATCGGATTAATTCAAGCACAGAACACGTGGGCATTGAGCTGTACATATGGGCTGAAACGCTTGCGCAGACGTTTGAATTAGCGCACCGAGTCCAAGGACTCATGTTTAATCTTGTGTCAATTCCGGGAGTAGTTCACGTTGAAGAGATTTCGTTTCGTGAAGACTTGGATGTGCTAGGCGATAACAAACCTCGGTGGTACGCGAATTATACCGTAATCATTAGCAATGTTTTACAAAATAAGTTAGAAAGGAAGTAAAATATGGGTAAATCAGTTGGTATTAATCCTAATTTTGGTACTGCAGTTAAATTTGCAGAAGGTGCGTGTATATATACTAATCTCTCTGACGCGCCTGTTTTCCCAACATCTGCAACACAAAAGATGTCTGAGCTTGCAGGATGGGAGTCTCTTGGTGAACCTGATGAAATCGGCTTACCTGAGTCTAAAAAGTCTGAAGCTAAATTCAAAAAAGGTGGTCATCAAGTAAACTTCATCGCGCTTGGTGGTACTACTGAGTTTACGTTTAAGGCAGCTTTCCTTGAGTCTGATCGTGCACTTGTTAACAAACTTCGCTACGGCAAAGATTCAGTAGAAGAGATGGAAGACGGCTCTTTCAAAGCTATCAATGTTAGAGCCGATAGTGGCAAGATTATGGTTGTTCCTTTAGTCGCAGACTTTTTGGAAGAAACATCAGGTTGCCTTGTTCGCTACGTAATTAAACGTGCGGCTGTTTCTGGTTTCGACACAATTGAAAACAAGCCAGGTCAGGCAAAAGTTGTAGGCTTTACCTTTACAGCACTTGATTCAACAGACGGCTCACCTTATATCCAAATTTATCGCGCTAAGCGTGCAGACGTGGTGTCTACCGTGACAGAAAGCCACCTTGGATAAGCCTTTACCACACGTTGAACTATGCATGGGCGTCTTATGGGCGCTCATGCTTTTTCTAAGCTATAGGAGCGTATATGAAAGCTGAATATTTAAGCGAGATGAGTGTACAAGAACTTGATGATTATGCAGTTGTTCTTGGGATTGACGCAACAGGCGCAAAAACAAAAGCCGCAAAGATTAAGCTCATTTCAGAGTCTCGCGAAAGAGTTGCAGAAGTTTCTGTACTTGGTACAACATTTGCAATCCATATTAAGAAGTTACATGACAAGCGCATTACTGACAAAGTAAACACCTGTAAAACTGATGCAGATTATGAGAATGTTGCCAAGATGATTCTTGGTGATAAGCAGTACACGCGCCTCGTTGAGCGCGTAACAGATGAAGACGGGACAATAGATACCGACGCTTTAGGCCTTGCTATTTCAACCATTTTCAGAAGCGACAAACTAAAAAACTTCTAGTCCTTGCTAAGCTTGAGCGCGGCCGCGTTCCTCTTCTTCAATACGATTTTAGGGCAATTTTTCATGTTGCTTATGAAGATGTTGAGGCCGAAGAAGCGATAAACCTTATTTCTCTTTTAGGACAAGGTTCGCGATATCGTATGAGCTCTAGCAAGGCTTTTATGTGGACAACACAAGAAGAACTTACTGCGCGTGTTGTAGATTCTCTTGAGCGCCTTATTACTCTTTATGCAACTAACAGCACAAAAGACTCGTTTAGAGTTCCTCGTCCGTGGGATAAGGACAAACAAGACGCGGGCAACACGCATAAATACACTAAGAAAAACGTTAGAGAAATCATAGAAAATACCAGATGGGAGGCTATGTAATGGCAGAAGTAGGTTCCGCGTATTTAACTATTATTCCAAAATTTAAAAGTCTTAAAGCCTCCATTGATGATGCCCTTAGTACTGCAGGCAGTAGCGCTGGTACTTCGGTTGGCGAAAGAATTGGCCAAAACATAAGCAGGGGCATTAAACGCGGCGAAAGCGCAGTAAAAAGCTCGTCACTTGCGATGGGCGCTGCAATGGGATCATTTAGCAGCATAGCCCAACGCGCAATGGATGTGTTGCAAGAACATATTGGCAGTGCTGTAAATCGTCTTGATACGCTTAAAAATTACCCTCGTGTTATGCAATCACTTGGCTTCTCGTCTCAAGAGGCATCTAACTCAATTAATAAGATGAGTGACCGCTTACAAACATTGCCCACACGCCTAGACGATATGACAAACACCGTGAAAGGTATCGCGGTTATTACTAAAGACCTTGACTTGGCAACCGACGCGGGTCTTGCCTTAAATGATATGCTGCTTGCAAGTGGCTCTAACCAAATGATTTGTAACGCTGCTATGGAGCAGTTTAGGCAGATGCTTTCTAAAGGAAAGCCTGATATGCAAGACTGGAAAAGTCTTATGCAGGCGATGCCAGGGCAGATTGACCAACTCGCAAAATCTATGCTTGGCGCAAACGCAACGGCTAATGATTTATATGAGGCTCTTGGTGGTGGTGGCAAAAAGGCCACAATATCTATGGATCAGTTGCTGCACGCAATGGTTAAGCTGGATAAAAATGGCGGCGGTTCGCTTACGTCCTTTCAAGCTCAGGCAGCAGAAGCAACTGGTGGTATTAACACTTCGATGTCTAACTTAAGTAACGCCTTTACCAAAGGCCTTACTTCTATCATGGACGCAATCGGGCAAAAGAACATAGCAGGCTTTTTAAATTCTCTTAAAGCTGCTGTTGATTTTACATTTCGCGGTATTGCAGATGTGGTTAAATTTGTTGCGCCGGTTTTTTCAACACTGGCTCAATCTATCGCTGCAGGTGCTGCATCTTTTGGCCTATTACTTGGCGCACCGATGATTGTTGATGCGGTAATTAACGCAGTGAAGGGGCTTAAAACTGCAATTATGGCATTGTCTACGGCTCACCCGATTATTCTTGCGATTTCTTTGGCTGTAGCTGCTCTTACACCTATTGTCACCAATATGTGGAACTCATGGCAAGAAAGTCAAAAGATGGTAAAAGCCACTAATGACTTTAAAAACGCTATCTCTTCTACTACCGCGCTTGCCTCGTACTCTGGTGGTATTCGCGCAATCGGAGAAGCAGCAGATACCGCAAGCGGCCGTGTAGAATCCATTTGCGAGCGCACAGAACGCTATACAAGAGCAATCAACCAAAACGTAGAAGAAGCCCAAAAAACCGTTGGCACATACAATGAAGCTGCAGAAATTATTAGCGAGTACACTGGCAAAACCGAACTTAATGCAGAGGCACAAGGTAAGGTTATGTGGGCAGTTAGAGAGCTTAATAAGGCTCTTGGCACAAATATTACAGTTCAAGATGTGATGAACGGTAAATATACAGATGCAAACGGTAAAATCCATGAGTTAAAGAGCTCTATCTTAGATTTAATCGAGACGAAGAAGAAAGAAGCAATCCTAGAGGCGAACGCTAAAAATATTAATGAGTTATACTCCAAACGCGCAGAAGATGTTAAGGCTGCAGCTAGTGCGCAACAAGCATACAACGAGGCTCTTGCTCGCGCTGCTGAAGCTCAAGCTGCATTTGACAAAGACTACCGCACCCGTAAAGATGGGGAACTCCGCGACAAATGGCTCGAAGCTCAACACGCAGTTGAAGATTGCAAGAAAAGCCTAGACGAGGCGCATAGCGCTCTAGATAGCGACAACTCCGCAATACAAGAAGTCAATAAGTCTATGGGCGAAATGAGCACGCAAGCAGGCTTTTTGTCACAAGTCTTGGAAGGCATGGGGACAAAGTCGCATCTAGACGAACTCCAGATAAAAATTAAAGATGTTTCACAAGCTTTAGCGGACGCAGGTGTTCATTCATCAGAGCTAGAGCGAATTGGCCGAGATGGATTTAACAGGCTGGCAGATTCGTGCAAGGGCAATATTGCGCAGATGGTTGCGGCAATTAAGAACTTTGATAACACGCCTATTAAAAATAAAAAAGGTGAAGTTATCGCTGACTCGACCTCGTTGGTAGACGCACAAGGCAAGCTGTACGTTTGGAATGGCACCAAGCTTATCGACAAAGAGACGCAAGCAACCGCTGACACCACAGAAGTGGTAGACGGCACAGGACACATTCTTGAGTGGGATGGTACTAATCTTGATACGAAAGACGCAACAGCAACCGTAGATTCTGACTCCGTGCAAGAAGCAACCGATAGAAACAATGAGTACAACAACACACCGCCCGAAGATGCATCAGCCTCAGAAGACGTGGACTCTGACTCCGTGCAAGAAGCGACTGATAGAAACAACGAGCTGAACAGTAATCCACCAGAAGACCAACACGCGACTATAACAATTGACCATGTTGTCAATAACATCGTTAATTGGTTCGAGAATGTACTTGGCGATAATGGGCACGGTATGCATGCAGCCGGTGGCATTAGAACGCATGCAGATGGTGGAGTCAGAATGCACGCAGAAGGCGGCGCTATTGCCACGCGCGCAACGCCGCTTGATATCGTGGGCGAAGATGGAGCCGAAGCTATTGTCCCGCTTACCAACCGAAAGTATTCACAGCCTTTTGCCGATATCATTGCTGAAGGTGTAGCCGAAAAGCTCGATAACAAAGAAAATATCGCACACTTAGAAGCAATAGAGCGCCTACTCATGCAATTAAACCAAAAAGACGCAAACGTATACCTAGACTCCTCAAAGGTATCAAGTGCACTTATGGCTCGTGCACAGATTTCAATGGAAGGGAGGGGATATGTATACTAATGGATCACAGCTTATCTATAACGGGTTCGATTTATCAAAGTATATATTTGTTGATAATATCACCAAATACGTAAGCCCAAAATTAAAATTCCAACAAGCAAACATATCTATTGGCTCGTATGTACAAGGATATGGTTACGAACCGTTTGTTATTAGAGTTAATGCTTCGGTTTTAGCCTATAAACCACACGAAATAGCCCAAGCGCGAAGAATTATTGCGCAGGCTCTTATGTCTTGCACCCCAAAAAAATTATTGCTACCTGACGATACAGGGCTTTATTACAAAGCGTTGTATATTGGTGGGTCTGAGGTGGGCGCTTTTACACAAGCACCTGATATTACCCTTGAGTTTCTCGTACCCGACCCGATTGCATACGGCGGGCACCATGAGGAGCGCGTACAGACGCACAAAGACGGCACAACCGAGGACATCATGCTCGTGGGCGGAACGTATCCGACAAAGCCGAAAATAACCATTGCATGCGAGCCGAATTACTGTCCTATGGAAATAGCGAACAAGACAACAGGAAAAAAGATTTGTTTTGTTGAGGACTTTAAGAGTAATCAAGTAGTGACAATTGATTGCGAGCTTGAGCGCGTAAGCGTATCTACCGTTGCACCAAACCCAAACGGTGGTGAAATGCTCAAGGCAAACACGCACGATATACCGCTTTTCTTAGAAAGTGATTTTTTCGATATAAAAGATAACGATATTTTGTACCACTCACCGAGCATTGACGCATACACCATCGAGTGGGATGAGAGGTTTTTGTAGTGAAAATCGAAATTTTAGACCGACACGGTGAAAGCGTTGGCACTATCCGCAAGCGCGACCTTTTTGTCTTTGTGCATACCGACGAACTCAACGGCGAGGACAGCGTAAGCATATCAACGCTTTTTCCCCTTGCTCAAGGCTATAGGCTCTTGTGGAAAGATAAAGAAGGCAACTACCACGAGCACGTTTGCCAGAATCCGCGCGTAACACGTGAGTTGGGCACGCCTATATATTCAGACGTAGCAATTAACAGTATTTGCGAGCTTTTTGGTGACATCGTGGAAGATTGCGACGCAAGCAACCGTAGCGTAAAAGACGTGTTCCAAGAAGTTATGAAAAATACGCGCTTTAACGCGTCTATCACGGACACGGACGCGAGGTTTCCAAGTAACACAGACTTTTCTCACAAAAGCGCGCGCGAAGTCTTAAATGCGTGCATGAACGCGGCACAAAAAGAGCTCATCACAACCATCGAAGTAAACGAGCGTGGCGTAGGCGAGCGAAAACTTGCACTTATTGACAAACGTGGGAATCAGGACGGACACAGACGCTTTACATACGGCAAAGACCTCCTCAAGGTGGAACGTACCGAGCACGCAGGTGTTATAACCGCGTGCTATGGATATGGAAAAGAGCTAGAGCCGAAAAAAGAAGAGAGAGTGCGCACGAAAGCAGGCGACCCTGTCAGCTATGAAGGGAGCGAAAAACCACCGAAGCGCAAGAAACTCACGTTTGCTAGTGTCAATGACGGCAAGCCTTACGTGGTAGATGAGGACGCGCTCAAGGCATATGGGCTTTCAAGCAATAAAGACTCCGCGCACAGAAATATCTTTGGCGTATACGAAAACTCAAATATTAGCGACCCGAGCGAGCTTAAGAAAGAAACGCTCAAATACTTACACGCGCACAGCAAGCCGCAAGTAAGCTATAGCGTGGACGTTGTGGACTTAGCGAGTTACGGACGCGAATGGGAAGGCGTGGGCGTAGGTGACAGCGTGGACATCGTGGACACGTGTTTTAACCCCGTGCTTAGAGTACATGGGCGCGTCACAAAAATTGTACGTAACTATATAGACAAAACCGCAAATGTAACGCTAGGGAACATCGCGCAAACACTCACCGACATATACGCCTACCAGCAAAAGCAACTGCAGCAATTAGACACAAAAGTTAACAATTTAGATACCTTTTCACCAACAAATGACGACCACTTAAAACGCTTGATTGATAACTTAAACCGCAAATTCAACGCGAATGGCGCAAGCTACTATCACATAGACTTTGCAACAGGGAGCACGTGGTCAAGCGTACCTATGGACGCAAGCGGCACGCCGCTTAAAGAAGGCGGATGGGCGATAAATATCAGTTCATTAGGCTTTAGAATTGCTAAGAATCGAAACCCCGACGGCAGTTGGAACTGGCGAACGTTTGGTACAGGTGAAGGACTTACCGCAGACACCATTACATCAGGTACGCTTAACGCAGACTTAATACGCGCAGGTGTAATCGAGGATAGACAAGGCGAGAACTCGTGGAATCTAACAACAGGCGAGCTTAAGACAAAAGGCATGCACGCAACTAATGCAGAAGTGGAAGGGCTTATACGCTCATATATTCCAAACAGCAGTTCTCATATCAATATACAAGATGGCGTTATACGTGGTTTTAAGGGTAATGACGAAGAAAACGACTCTAACGGTTTTATCAACTTTAACGCAGGTATTGCAAATAGCGGCAGTTCAGACGGCGTATTACATGGGCTACAAATTGTGACAAATGAAACATTACTACTTGCAACACCATCAATATACATGCCAATAAACGGCAACCACCACAGCACATACTCAAAAATGTACACAGGAAACGTTAATTTTAGCTTAGGTGGGAGTACATGTACTTTAGGCGTATACAACGGGCTCATATATTCAGTATCAACCATGGCACAATAGCAACGGCGATAGGAGCGAATTATGGTAGAGCACATAATCGAGCTAGAATTACATAAAAGTATCGAGCGCATACACGTACCTATCGTGGTACGCGCAAATGATAACGACTCACAGCGGATAGTTGCAAAAATCAGACAGCGCGGACAATTCATAAATTTAGATTGCGACTCCGCACGCCTAGACATCGTACGCGAAAACGGTACGTGGGCGCGCATAGACGCAACTATCACAGGGTATACGGTGACTTGCGACTTGCCAAGTAAGGCAATAGCGAGCGCAGGCGTTGCACGTTTTGCGTACTTTGTCTTTGTCAAAGGCAAAGAAGTTGAAACAACCGAATCATTCTCTTTGCATATCGAGGGCGCGGCAAGCGAGACCGCAGAAAGTGATGCGTACTTTGATAGCAGCGTAAACCACATAGCCGAAAAGTGGGCAGCGTTTGAATCAACCGCAGAGCAAATGGAATCAGGCAGACGTGGCGCAGAGGAAAACCGCGACGCAAAAGAGGCGGAGCGCAGACAAGCAGAAGACGCACGCAAGCAAGCAGAAACGAGCCGTATCAGCGCAGAGGACACGCGCGCACGCGCAGAAAGCGAGAGAGCGTCTAAGGAAATCGAACGCACGCAACGAGACAGCGCACTCATAAACGCGGAAAGCGAACGTGTAAGCGCAGAACAAGCGCGAGTAGCCGAGGAAACCTCGCGAACTGGAGCAGAGCAAGCGCGTAAGCAAAACGAAAACACGCGGCAGACGCAGGAAGGCGAACGTGTAAGCGCGGAACAGTCACGCAAAACGCGTTTTGAGCAAATGATTGACGCAGGGCAAAACGTTAAATTCAAAATCATAGAAGCAAGCGACACCAACCAAGACGGCATACCGACCATTACAGGCACAGCAGGCGTTATTTACTTGGTAAAAAACCGTCACGGTGTAACCGACAATGAGTATATTGAGTGGATATGGCTAGACGGTGAATGGGAGCTGTTTGGCACGTCAGGCGCGACAGTAGAGCCTATCACAACGCAAGATATAGACGAAGTAGCACAAGACGGCACAATATCAGGTACACGTGTGCTTAACGCAAGCGCACTACCGTACTTGTGGCAAAAGCTCAAAGATAGATACCAAACGCACGCACAGGTAGACGATATAGCGCGCGACATTTACGAGCAGCGCATTCAAAGCGTTAATTCAAGCATACAGACGCTTGACAGCCGCGCAGATACCGCACGAGATGAGTGTAAGCGATTAGACAGCGTGAAAGCGTCACAGCTAGACGTGAGTAATGTTCGCGATGAGTTGCAAAGAACCAAAACAACGCTCACGAGCCGCGTACAGAATTTAAGCGAGACCGTAAACAACAACATTACGAGCTTACAGCGCAGTGTAAATACGCGCATACAAGACGCACTCAATCAGGCAAGCCAAGCCGCAAGTAACTTTACGGTGCTTAAGTCACGCCTAGCCGCGCTTGACTTAAAAGTTACACGCGATACAGGTTGGCAGGTGTACTGGCAGAGCAGCCAAGATTCAAGCTCACGTATTATCTATAAGGTGTACGGCAATGTGGTGACGGTATCGGTTTGCGTATTAGATATCAGTGGCAAGTGGGAATTGTATGTACAAGATTCACCACTTACGCAGAAATTCGCGAATTATTTCCCCGATGAAGGCTTGTATTGCGCATGCAACGTTATTGCAAAGTACGGTTCAAAAGACACAGGCGCAACCACCACTATGTACGTATCATCACGTAAAGAGAAAAGACCGTACATATGGTTTTACGGCAACGGCGGCGGCGATTACTACTCGGTAGGCACGCTTACTTATACGCTTTCAGATTATAGATTACCGAATAAAGACTAAGCACGATTACAGATGGGGAGGTGTATATAGCATAATGCAGGAAGAAGTTATAAGCGCGCTTGTACAGTGGGGATTACCGCTTGTTCTCACAGGCATTGGCACGTGGATATGTGGAGCGCTCACGCGGCAAAAAACCGACATGGACGCACTCAAAGAGGGCATGCGCACGATGTTACGTGGAAGGCTTGTTGACTTGCACGCGCAGCACGTTGTGACAGGCGTAGGTTGCCCAGAAGCCGTAAAGACAGAGGCACAAAGAGTGTATGAGGCGTACCACGCGCTAGGCGGCAATGGTGTCGGCACGCAATTGTACAAGGAAATTTTACATGCTCATGTGAAAGGAGCAAATCATGATTAACTGGAAAATCCGTATGCAAAATAAAACATTTTGGCTGGCACTTGTACCAGCTTTTTTATTACTTATTCAAGCAGTAGCACAAGTGTTCAATGTGAGCCTTGATTTTACAAATCTGAATAAAGACCTGATAAACGTCGTAAACACGCTCTTTGTCGTACTTACGATTTTAGGCGTCGTCACAGACCCGACCACCAAAGGCATGAGCGACTCAACACAAGCGCTTACTTATTCTAAACCGAAGGAGGATTAAATGGACAGCGTACCTGAAAACTTAAAAGAGCTTTTACCAAATCAGGTAGAAGAGCCGAAAGACGCAGACTATCAGAAAGAAGATAAGCATGAGTAACCGCGATAATGTATTAAATTGGGCGCGTGGTGAAATTGGGTATTCGCGCTGGAGCGACCCCGAAGAAGGCACCAAGTACGGCAGATGGTACGCGCGTTGGAGCGGCGAGGCGTGGTGTGGCGCGTCAGGCGTACCGTATTGCGCGATGTTCATGAGTTGGTGCTGCTCAGGTTCTGTTAATTGGGATGTACTACCAAGCTACAATTGCGACCAAATCCGGGAACGCGCACGCGCGGCAGGATACGTGTTGAGCGACAAGTACGATGCCCGCGCAGGCGATATTGTTCTGTACGATTGGAACGGCAACGGCAGCCTCGACCATGTGGGCATCGTTGAAGAGAATAACGGCGATTATCTCACAACGATTGAAGGCAACACCTCAAACGGCAACGCAGGCTCACAAGGAAATGGGGGCGTAGTCGCAAGGCGCACGCGCTCATGGAAGTACGTCGCGTGTGTTGTTCGTCCGCCTTACGATGAGGATACGAGCACAAGCGACCAAACAGAAAGCGTACCGTCTTACGACTCAGGCGACATTGATGTGGACGGCTGGTGTGGGCGCGATACCATCTCTAAGTGGCAACAAGCGTTAGGCACAGAGGTAGACGGTGTTATGAGCGGACAGTACAGCGGCAACCGCAAGTACTGCTTGAATCTATGTAGCGTTACATACGATAACGGTGGCTACTCAACTCTTGTCCGCGCTGCTCAACGCAGAGTGGGCGCAGAGGCAGACGGTTACTTTGGGCGCGACACTATCACGGCACTACAAGAGTATCTAGAGTGCAACGGCTACAGTGTGGGCTCGTGGGGCTGCAATGGTTACTTCGGGCACGATACCGTATGCGCTTTGCAGCGCTCCCTGAACGATAACTTGTGGTAAATATAGAACACTTACCCTACCCCTTTGTGGGTAGGGTATTTTTTATTAGCTCTGAAAACGTGCACAAATCGTGTATAATTGCAGGTCAGGGGAATATTTCCCCGCACCTTCAAACGCATGTTCCTAAAAATCATGTGACAGAAATGTGACAGGTGATACGCACACTATACAGAATATGCATATTTAACAGGGAAAACACGGGAACATAAATTAGTGTATAAGAATTCGAACCCCGTATTCTCCACCATTATTTTTTTCTTCCCTTTTTTCATTATCTATCAGAGAACGCGCGCATTTAATACAAAAATATTCATCATTTGCTCTTAATTGTGTTTGCGTTGCCACTACTTTGTCTTTCTAATGTTGTCTATAATTATGACAATACTCGCAACGATTAAAAGTAATAAGAAGGGTATGCGTATGCAAGAAACAATCATTATATGCGTGGCTGCATTTGTAACGCACATCATGTATCGAGCCTATAAACAATATAAGGGGGTAAACCATGGCAACAACGGAAGCGCAAAGGCGCGCTAATTCAAACTATCGTAAGCGCAATGTTAAAACGCATACGCTTTCATTTTATCCTGATGACGCGGATATATATGCATGGTTTTGTAAGCAAGACAATAAAACAGCTTACTTGCGCAACCTCATCAGAAAAGACATGCAAGCTCACGGCCAAAATGAGCAGCAATAAGCAGACTTGAGTAGCAATGAGCAGCGCTTATAGAGACGTACAAACTGGAAAAAGCGTAAACATACAGCATTACTTAAGCATGGCAAGACCGCAATCGGTAGGTCTCGTTAGAACAGACAATTTAAAGCTTTCATATCGGGTTAGGAATTTTGTAACACAAACGAGGAGATAATCATGGTTGATTACGAACAAGCTCTATCTATTGCAAAAGACCTTTTAG